GTTTTACTTGCGTTATTAGGATCCGCTGATGTACCGTCTGTGGTAACTGAAACAGCAAACTGTGTTCTATTAGCATCATTGGTGTTATCAAAAGCAAAACTACCACCAACAATAAGTGATGAACCATTCCAGTATTCGTGGTTACTTCTATATAGATAATCACCTGATGATACGGCACTTGGCGAGGCAATTGTACCTCTATATCTTCTTGTTCTTACATCTGGAGCATCAGCACTATCATTGTACTGTTCCATACGAATTTGTGCTGTTTGAGCACCTTCACCTGTCATATGTAATGTTACTTCAGGTGAGGTTTGGTTAATACCAATATAATTACTACCTGTATCAATGCTAAGTGTACTGTCACTTGTAATACTGGTTCCATCAGAACCTACGATTAGCAGTTCGTTAGCAGAACCTAGTGTAATACCAGTAACACCATCCAAATAGTTAAGTTCCGTAGCAGTAGCAGTCAATGTCGTACCGTTAACGGTTAAGTTTCCACTTATTGTTAAGTCACCTGTTGTATTGATATCACCTGTTCCTGTAATATCGTTGCCATTTAAATCTAAGGTGCCGCCTAATTGAGGTGTAGCATCATTGGATAATTCAAAGGTAGAAGAAACAACAAAAGCTTCTACTGTTAGTAAATCGTTAGCTGCAGCTGCCGTAGATAAAACAACTGATGTGCCGTTTGAAGCAGTGTAATCAGCGTCATCTAATAAAATACCATTAAGATATATGTTTGTTTTTCCTGTACCGGCATTATATGATAGTGTTGTTCCATCATCATCTGTTCCTGTAAATGTAGTTTGGCCTGTTGAAGCTGTAAAAAAGAACATATTTTTAGCAGCTGAACTATCACCCCCACCACTTGCAGCTTTCCATGCCACACCTGTACCTGTTGTACTATCGGCTGTTAAAACATAATCGTTTGTTCCTACTGATAATGTTTGTGGAGCACCTGAACCATCACCTACTAATAGTTGGCCTTTTGTGGCCATACTTACTGTTGAAGCAGTACCCGAATCGAAGTATGTTACACCTGTTGATGAACTAAAATCTTGTCCTGTACCACCGTATTGTGAACCAATTGCCGTGCCATTCCAAACACCTGTTGTGATTGTTCCTAATCCAGTAATTGTGCCTGATTGGTCGGCATTTAAAGATACAGCGCCTGATGATACTGTGAAGTTTGAAGAAGAAAAAGAAGCAATACCTTTTATAGAAGTAGTGGCGTCAGCACCAACACCAATAACTTTTATGTTATTACTTGAATCTCTTACATAGATTTTCTGGTCAGCAGTATTAAGAGCAACCTCACCTACAACTATATCACTAGTAGTTGGTACCGAAGAACCGGTTTCAGAGCGTTTTAATTTTACTGTTGTTGTCATACAATAGTCCTCACATTACTATTATTTAGTTAGTAGACTTTAGTATGTTCCGCCATCTATAGTCGTAACTGTAACTGCTCCTGATGAAACTGTAAAGTTGTCTGAGCTAAACGAAGCAATACCTTTATTACTTGTTGTAGCATCCTCTCCTGCAAATGTAAGTGTACCTGAACTTTCTGTAACATCCATACCTTCACCAGCAGTAAATGTAATTGTACCACCTAATGATGTTGATGTTGATGTTGAACCGTCTGTAACTGTTATTGCACTATTTACTAATTTAGCATTTGCAATAGAACCAGCCAACATTGCATTTGTAATACCTAATGCCTTGACTTGTAAAGCGTCGCTTGATACTTCAATAGAACTGTCATCTACTTCTACATCTAATGTATTGCCTGTTTTACTTAAAGCTGCACCTGCAATAACTTGACCAGCACCAGAGAATTGTTCAAATATAATATCACTTGTACCTATAGTAGATGTTGTTTCTGTTTGAACATATCCGTTATTTGCGTTGACAGTACCTTCTTCAACAAATAAGAAGTCCCCTGAAGCAATTTCTGCTGTTGTATCAAAGTCTGTAGCCCTTGTTAATACAGTTGATGATGTTCTAATATAGATACCGTTATGAGCTGCATTACTTTCATTTTTAATAAGTAATCTATCTCCATTTACTAGAGTATAACTATCTAATGTTGTTATGCCTGTTGAAAGAGTTAATGTTGCACCAACACCTGATACACCATTATCATAAGTTACTGTGTCGCCACTTTCTGCAGCCAATGTTTGTGTAGTTGCAGCTTTACATGAAGCATGTACATGTAATCCTTCAGCGATAGCATCCACATAAGCTTTTGTAGCTGCATCCTGAGCGCTTGTTGGGTCAACAACATTTGTAATTTTACTACTATTAACACTTACAGCACCTGAGCCGTTAGGACTTAATACTAAATCTCCGTTAGCATCCGTTGTTGAAATTGTGTTTCCATTTACATCAATATTATCAACAGTCAATTGTGTCATTCCAGCAATTGCTGTTGTAGTAGCACCTAAAGTAAGTGTAGATGAACCTAATGTAATTGTTGAATTTGTTAGTGATGAATTAGCAATATTTGATAATGTGTTTGAAGAACCACTAATTGTTTTATTTGTAAGCGTTTCTGTTCCTGTTACCGTTGCAAAATCTGAATTTGCATTACTGTAATTTGCTAGGTCATCATCTACTACTAAATCAATTGTTCCGTCTGAATCTTGATATGTAGCAGTAATTAAAGTTTCAGTATTTGAACTGAACATCAAACCTGTTATGTCTTGTATTCTTTCAGCGTTTAATGTAACATTACCTGTACTTACTGTAAAGTCAGTAGCATCAAATGAAGCAACACCTTTATTTGAATCAGAAGCATTTTCAGCTGAGATAGTAATAGAATTGTCGGCAACAGCAGTGTCTATTCCTTCTCCACCTGTAAATGTTAATGTTTCTCCTGTGTTGATAGTATCATTAGAGCCTGAATCAGCAGCTAATGTGAGTGATGAAGTAACAGTATCAAAACTTAAATTTCCAGAACCATCTGTTTTTATAAATTGGCCAGATGTTCCATCTCCGTCAGGTAAAACAAATGTTGTTGTAGTTGTAACAGAATTGGGTGCTTTTATTCCAATAAAATTAGAACCGTTATTAGTACCTTCATTTAGTTTTACTTGACCACCAATAGTTGCACTATTTCCTACAAATAATTCATCTATTGCTTTATTTGAATCTACAATAATTGTAGAAGAAGCTGTTAGTGTACCGTGTGTATGGTCGTTTAAGTCTGCAAAATATTTACCACCGATAATATCAATGTTAGCAGCTTCGCCGGCTGTCTCTGTGCCGGTTCCAATGAATAATCGGTCTCCATTATTACCTGCTGTACCTGTACCATATGTTAAGGCTAACTCACCTTGAGCTAAGGCAGAGGGGGCAGTAGTACCCGAAGACCTTTTAATTTTAATTACTGTTGCCATTTTTAATCTCTCTCTTTGTTAATTCTAAAAAACTCCACCATTGAATATTAAGCTTCCTGTAGGTGTAGATATTTCATTTCTTGTTACAAATTTTTGTGCTGTTCCATCCCATTGAATCATTGCACCATCCTGTAATGAAGTTACATCAACATCTGCCAAGTTACTTAAAGTATTTGCAACTTGAGCACTAGGTAAAGTAACTGATACTTTCTGAGCTCCAGCAGTAGTTGAATTGATAGTTGCTGTTATAGGCATTGCCTATTACCTCCTTTCTTCTTTGTAATATTTATAAGAAAAGTTAATTGTAAAATCTAAGAATTTTGTAATTTATGTGGTGACATTAGGGGATGTTGTAATAATCCCTTGAATAACTCGTGTTATTATACCTGTAGATGTTTGAGTAATTTCTAAATCCCAAACATATCTAGCAGGAGCATCTAAAGCTGCTGTTATGATAGGTGTTAATGATAATGTTATTACACCTGTTGTAGGGTCTGAACTTATAGTGGTTGTAATTGTTACTCTAGAACGAGTAGATGAATAACCTAAGGCCATCTTAGCTTCAGCTGTATATCCTGTTAAATCAAAAGCTTCTCCGTTATTATCCTTAACGGTAACATCAGTACTAAATGTTGCACCTTGGTCTAATTTTAAGTTTGCAATTGCAGCCATTTTTTATTAAGCCGTTCTTTTCCACATATACACTACAATATATGGTTGTAAGTTATTATGAGCATTACCACTACCTACTGAAGATGTGTGTGCTGAACTTGTACTGTTGAAAGCATTTCCATCGTTATCAATTCTTACACTTGATAACCCTGTTGTTGTTCCATATCTAGGAGTTGCATCTCTACCATACCCACTTAAATGATAGTGAGATGGAATTTCAGCTTCACTTAGTGTATGTGTTTTAGCACCACCTGTTTCTTCTGCTGTATCAAATTCTGTTTGGCCTGAATCTATACCTACAGGAACACGACCTGCACCAAAAGCTGCCCAAGTACCAAAACCTAATAATGTTCCAGGATTAGTTGAGTTTGTTGCGT